AGCTCCTGTAGGATTAACTGCTGAGCAAATAAACTTTAATAGAAGTTCTGCATTAACTGCTGCTGAAAACTCGGCTAAAAGTTTTGAGTCAGTTGCTAATGTAAACAAAGCAAAAAATATCCGGAAGGATATGGAGATGATGCAAGCTTCTGATGGTTTCATAGGTTCTGTTGTTCCTGAAACCAGTTCAAGTTATTCATCTGCAACAGAAATATATAAAGCAGGATGGGGTGCATCTGCCAATAATGATTTTGCAGGAATGAAAGCTGTAATGATTAGTGGTAGTGGTTTATGGAATCCTGCAGAAAAAGGAGGAAAGATAACAAACATTAATGTTGTTGATCATTTTAATAACTTCTATAAACCTCTTATTGATAAAGCAATTAGTCAAGGTGTAACAACATTTAATCTTGGTGTTGCATCAGGAATGGATTCTGTAGTATCTGATTACTTAAAAGGTCTTGGATATGTTGCTACGTCTAATGGTAAATGGAATTCTTTTTCTAAACCAGAAGTTAAAATTGAAAGTCCTGTAGTAGAACAAGGTAGAAAAGATGCTGCTGATACTTCTACAAAGTCTTCTGCTGATAATTCTATAGCCGATGCTGTTTCTAATGAAGATTTGCTAAAAAAAATTCTTGATAGACACAAAGATAAATTAGATAAACAAACTACGGTTCAAGCAACTATAAAGCAAATACAGGAAGCAAAGGCTTGGTATGAGAAAAGCCCGTTGTCAAAACATATACCGTTTACGGTAATGTTTAATGTAATTAATTCTAAGACTCCGGGATCAATTGCAACATGGACAGTACAAGGTATTACATTGTTTAAAGGGGCAGACTATTCTGACTTATATCACGAGGCATGGCATGGTTTTACCCAGATGTTCATGACTCAAAAACAAAGAGATGAGTTATATACTGAGGCAAGAAAACAAACTGGAACTTTTAAATCTTTTAAAGACCGGGAAGTATCTTATCAGAATGCAACTGTAGAGGAACTAGAAGAAAAGCTTGCTGAAGACTTTCGTGAGTTTATGCTTGGTAAAAAGAAACCAACATCTTCTACCCCTGCAAAGAAGAACTTCTTTGAGAAACTTTTAGATATGCTGCTTGCTTTATTTGGTAGCAGTACAGTAAAAGACATTGTAACAGAAGGTAGAGATAACTCATTAATCAATGATCTCTATGATAAACTACGTGTTGGTAATTTAGCTGGGTATACTTTTAATCAGGCAAACGCAGAATTTAGTTTATTAAATAGTAATCGTAACTGGTCTGAGAATTTTAGACCCGCAGATTCTAATATATACTATGATCCTAGTAACAAAACACTATCTAGAGGATCAAAAGTAAAATATAACGGTAAGGATTATATTCTATGGAACATTAAGAGTGATAACAAGGTTCAGTTACTTGATCCTATTACTCTTAAGAAGTTTTCCGGAACACCGGATAAGAGTAAAATAGAATCTGTACTAGGTAACTATAGGTCTGTTACACACTCTAACAAGGTTGACTATATAGTCGTAGACAATAATATTATTTCATTAGCAACTGGAGATACTGTCTTTATTGGTGAAAAAGATCCACAAAGACAACAAGTATTAGATAGGTTCAATGAAATGATCAACACATTACCTGCAAATGTACCTAGTACTATAAGTAGGGAGGATGCAAACTTTATGTTTGAGTCTGCTAATGGTTTGATCTCGGAGTATGTAGATTATGCAAATAAAGCAGCAAATACTAACGTATTTACATCGGCAATAATAAATGACCCAGAGTTTAGAGGTTTGGCTTATGACTATGTTAAAGCAAAGTTTGAGCAAAGTCTAAAAGATCTTCTTGTAAAGAAGGCTGCTGTTAATCCTGATGAATACATAGGAGAGTATGACTATGATATTGCACTGCTGACATATGTAATAGACTACTTTGGTGATAGTAAAAACCTCCTATCTCCAAAGGGTTTCATTCGTTATCATCTTGAGACCTCTGAGTATATTTCCTTAGTAAGGGACAGCTCTGTAGAGGATACTACTGATGATGGTAATGTTACTGTTAAAAATGAATTTGAAGCTCGTTCTGGTAATGAATTATCTACACAGAATCTTGCATCTAGTTCTTTCTTAAATACTGTTAAGTCTTTACTTGCTGTTGATGAAGATGGCAAGGTTAAACTTAATAGACTAGGTTTCCCGGAGACTGCTAACTTTACTAGGTCTTGGAATAGAATAATCAATGTTACCGAAGGATCTTCTACTATTGATGAAGTTATAGAAAAGCTTAAAGCTGTAAGTGAGGATTATCCTGTTATTGCTCAGTTCTTATCTAAGATAGGTAGTCCCAATACTATGGATAGGGTTACAGTTAATTTGTGGACCGACATTAATAAGATTCTTACAATGCCTCGTATTAATCTTGTTAGTCTTAAGTTTCGAGTAACAAAAAAAGATGACTCAATATCAGCAATCATTACTCCTACTGAGGCAATGGGTGAGTACACCAAAGTTGGAAAACTTTGGGATAACGTTTTTGTTTCTGCTGCTCCTTCTGAGTATATACTTAGAGATGCAAACAACAATAACTATTTAGATGTTGATGCTATAATTAGAGATTATAAAACGCTTACTGATGATAACATAATTGATTTTATGAATGCCATTGGTATGACGATGGATAAAAATAAATCAATTAAAAAAGCTTTATTAGACCCTGAAAAAGGAATTAAAGAAGCTATACTAAAAGTACATACGACTTTATCTAGAATAAAAGACTATAACAATAGTAAATATCTTAATGATACACCAATTGAAGAAAGTAAAAAAATTATAATAAAAAGACCTTCTGATATTGTAGCTAGTCACAGTAATAAAGTTCCTGACAAAGTTAAAATAAATAACAAAGAATCTTTCATTAAAAGAGCCCTCGGAGGAGATAGTAATGCATATAAAGAGATACAAAAGTTTTTACTAATATGGTCTGATGATTTTTCTGATACAACAGTATCTAATGCTGAAGGAGAAAATCAATATGAAAGATCTCAAAAGAGTTCTGCATCTAATCAAGTTGATAAAATCAATAGGGCTGCTAGTATAATAGAACTAACTCAGGAAGGGGTTGACAATTCTACAGACCGATCAATGAATCATCTTTCTAAATCTAGGAATCCTTTTATAAAAGGTTCCCGCATGATGAAAAGATTATTTGATGAAAAAGGGAATAAGAAGAAATTCGAAAATAAAACTTCCAGGATAAGACTGATTAACATGTCAGGATTATCTAAAGAACTAGAAGAAATAAAATCCTTTGTAAATGAAGAAGGTATTACTAATCAACAAGTAAAGAATTTATTTTCAGGAATTGCATCTGCCTCTGCAGATGCAGAATCAAAAAGAATACAAGACTTTTATATGACTATGCTATTTGGAGTTGCTGAAGCAACCCGAAGTGCAGATAAGTCGACAACTCTATTATATAAAGTAGAAGGTCAAGATAAACACTATATATCTTTAAAAAATAGCTTTATTGTTACAGATAGCTTTGGAAATATAGAAATAAGCCAAAATGGTCGAAGTCAAACTGTTGCTGCTTTTATTGATTATATTTCTAACGAATACGAAAGAATACAAAAGCTTAAAGATGGAGATCCTGCAGGTAATGTAACGGTAGGTAAAAAAACTTATAAAGAAATAGCAACAAGCTTTGTGATTTTTAAAGATGTTCTTGGAAAATTGGATAGTGAAATTGAATCTATTGAGAATGTAAAAACTTCTGAAGATTTCATAAACTACTTAAACAACAACAATCAAATAAGACAAGAGCTTCAAAATAAAGTTAATAGTTATCTAAATAGAAAAGAAAAAGAGTTTTTAGATTTTTTAAATTCTATAAACTTCTTTGAGTTTTCCAATATGATCGGGCCAATACTAAGAGAATACGGTATTAAACCTGAAAAATATAAGGAATTAACTCCTGAAAATAAATTAGAAGTTAATAAAGCAATTGTTAGAGGTTATATTGCAAATGACTGGATTAGCAGATATGAAGCTACTATTGTGTTTCAAGGTGATCCAGCATTGTATGATCATAGTAAAGATGATTTCTTTAAAAGAAATGCTGGATTTGCATCTACGGGAGAATTCCCAAGGATAGATCCATATATGATCAGCTATGTAAATAAAAAACTTTCACAAAATAGTTTAGCTGCTAAAAAAGGATATCAAGTAAAACCCTTTGGCAGAACGATGTCTACTGCCGTTCTTGAGGATAAAGTTACTAAGTCAAAGTACTATGACGAGTATGTAAAGGCAACTAAAGAAAAAGAAGAAACTCGTTTAAGAAAATTAAATATATCTGAAAAAGAAATACAGGAGACCCTTAGTGTTATAGATAAAACTTTTGAAGAGACCTATGCTGATATGAAAGAGGGTGATGGTCAAGGTTGGATTAACTTTGATGCATACAGAAATCTACTCACATCGTTAAATCTTTGGTCTTCCCAACAAGAAAAACTTTATATAGATATAATTAATGGTGTTGATGTTTCAGCAAAAGACATTACTCAATTCTTCCCTGTAAAGAAGTTTCAGTATTGGGGACAACTAGATAGCAAAGGTCTTCCTGTTGTAGGATTTCATAAGTTCTCTCTTATGCCTTTGATTCCTAACATGTTAAAACCAGGAACAGGTTTAGCAATTCTTCAGGATAAAATGTTGGAACAAGGTGTTGATTATGCACTGTTTCAATCAGGATCCAAAATCAATACTATAACCACAAATGGTAAAGTAGATAAGTTTTATAATGATAATAAAAATTATCAAGATAGAACTGTTGCGTTTGCAGATCCTGGTTTTAAATTTACCAAGAACGATATTTTCTTAGACTATCTTAAAGATCAGGTATCAGTAAACGATGTGTACAAAGGAAAGAATACCTTCTCCACACAGCTTAGAAAATTAATTGAACAAGGTCTTTATGAATATGGAGTACCTACAGACTGGAGACCAGAAATAACAAATGATACTGAACGGGTTAATGCATGGAAATATGCTAAACCTAAGGAGAGACAAGAGTCTGATCATTATAATAAAGTTCAACGATACGAAGAAGCCCTTAATAAATTAGTTGATATTAAGAAAGAAAAGCTCAAGAATGAGATTGGTAAAGATAAAAAATCTCTTATTGAGTTTATTAAAAAAGAATTAACAAGACAAGAGGTTGCTGATCACGTAGAAGACTTTATTGATTTTGATCCAACAACAAATAACTTTAAACATTCTTTAGAGCTTAGCTTATCTATAGAAGATATAGAACGATTACTTGTTGGTGTAATTCAGAAACGACTTATCAATCTAAACGTAACCGGTGAATCTCTTGTTCAGGTATCTGGTGCAGGTTTTGAACAATCTGCTCTTAGAACTGCGGACATAGACGTAATGTTTGATGAAGGAACAAATGGTCTTAAGTTCTATAGACAAGATCCTGTTACTAAAAAGACTTTGCCAATGCAGATTAAAATCTCAATGCAAGGTCCTTTTAAGAAACTATTAGAACTTCCAGATGTAAAAGAAAGATCAAACAGATTAAAGATTTCTAGATTAGAAGCATTAAATCAGTTAATATCTGATGAGGGTTGGATGTCCTCTAATGAAAACCGCAAACTAGTTACTCTTGTTTCTGTAAGGATACCGGTTCAAGGTTTGAACTCTATGGAGTTTATGGAAGTTGTGGAGTTCTTCCCGGAAAGCAGTAGTAATCTTATTGTTCTACCAGCCGAAATTGTAGCTAAATCTGGTGGTGACTTTGACATCGATAAGATGTTTACGATGTTCCCAAACATAGAATCAAAACTTGATTTTAATATTGAGGCTAACGTTAAACAAGTATCTGACTTTGTTGGAAAGACTCTTACCAAAAAAGAAATATTTGATGCAAAGAAAAAACAAAATAAGTTCGAGGATACTGGTGAAGACACAAGAACTGAGGTAGACAAAAAGATTATCGAAGCTTTAGACTCTATTGACTTTGATAATATGACCGTAGGATTAACTGCAGGAGAAGGTAGTAAGGCAGTTGAAAATGAAATATTAGATTCTATAAAAGAAATCTTAGAACTTGCTGATAACTTTGTAAACCTGATTACTCCTAACACTACTTATGATCTTAAGAATTTAGCAACCGAGATGGCTGAAAAAGTTCGTAATGAAAAAGAAGTACCATCGGCAACTAAGATATTTGAGATTGAAAGAAACATATATAAGCATCAGTCTAACAGTATAGGTAAAACGATACTTGGTATAATAGCTGTAAACAATACTTTTAATTCTGTATTTTCTAGAACTGGATTATTGTTAAATTCAACTGCTTTTATAACCACAAAACTAGATGGAACAAAAGTATCTCACAGACAAAAACTAGAACTTCCTCACAATAATATTGGAGGAAGAATAGCATTGTCTGGATTATATGCAGCCAATGGTATAAAAAAGATATCTGATATTATTAGTCAGATGATCAACGGTTCTGTTGACGTTGCTAGAGATGCATGGATTTTTGATATACAAGGTAATAAAGAAATCATTGGAGCCTTGATGTTTATGATTCAAGCAGGAGTTCCTGCAGACACGGCTGTTTACTTTGTATCTCAACCTATTATACAAGATTATATTAGAAGACAAAAAGAATACAAAAGTCAAATACATGATGTATTAGGTCGTAACTCAGTAGGTTTATACTGGAGAAAAACGGCTTTAGAAGATATCATTATGGAGTATTCTGAGAATATTCCTGTGCCACAAGATGAGAAAGGAGGGTTTAAAAAAGAAAAAATATTTGAAACTTTACAAAGATTAGCAACACAAGGTGTAAAAGATAATTTATTTACAAATGAATCTTTAATAAAGAATATAGAAAAGAAAGGTGAGTTTTCAAATGTAGACTTTGCAGTATTTGCTCATTTCATTGAAATAGAGGAGATGTCTAAAAAGGTAACTCAAATTACTCAGAATCTAAACTTTGATACTACTAAAACATCTAACATGTTTGATGCTAGACATAAACTATATATGTTAGATGAAATAGAAAATGGAATTGATTCTGAAGCAATAAATGCTATTCTTGAGAACTCTCCAATAGGTGCTTTTCAAATCCAAGAATTTATATTAGATATATATAAAGACATCTTTCCAGTAAGAGACAATAAAGAATTTGTAGATCATATATTAGGATTAAAAACAAGTTCAAAACCAGGAATTCCTCCTGCAATCAACACGATAAAAAAAGAAACAGATTTAGACACAGATGAAATTATAAGGAGATATAGAAACGATCTTATTTCTTACATCTTTCAAAACTCTTTTTATAAGTTTGATAGTGATGCAAAAACATATAGTAACAAAGATGTAAACTATAAAGTAGAAAGAATCTTATCCTTAAGTATGAGGTCTGGCGTTATAGTAAAAGACAATACTTTATTTGTAGATAGAACTACATTAAAGAATTCTTTTTATATAAAAGACAAATCAAGCATTTGGCAACAGGGAGTTGCACCAGTTCCTGATTATATGTTTAGCTCAGCATATTATAATGAGAATACAGCATATGAACTTTATGTAAAGTTTGTATATGAACGAGAAACATTAAGAACTCTTCCTGATTATTCTTTTGATACTATTTCTAAAACAAAAGAGTTTGATGAATATTACAAGGATCTTATGTCAACAGTTGGGACAGCGGAAAAAACAGCAGAGGGAAAAGCATATGAACTAGTTTTAAGAGACACAGCAGCAGAAAATGTAGGTTTGTTTGGAGCAATGTTCTTAGGTCAAAATTCTTATGCAAGTAAAATAGTCAAAGTCATAAACAATAAAAATTTGGTTTTAAAGTATCCTGTTCTTGATTTAATTTCTCCTAACACTATCAAGTATGCAGGAGAAACAATGATAAACTTATCTTTAAAGGGAAGATTAAGTAAAGAGCAAATAGATACTGCCAATAAGAACTTAATAAAGCTATCAGACCCGAACGTAAAAAAAGTTGATGACCCTATAGAAAATCTAAAAATATCTAAGCTCTTTAAAAAGTTTGCATTGTTTGCACTGCTTCAATCTGGGGTAGATACTAGAAGTACATTCAGTATGATTAAAATTATTCCTAATGCTGACTATTTAGCATTAATGGAAAAACCATACAATGACTTTTTAAATCTTTCCAGCAATGATAAGAATACGCTTTTTAATAATTATAAAACAGCATTTAAAAAACAATATAACGTATCTAATAAGTTCTTAGCTAATAGATTTAAAAACTATGCTGAGAACGTATCACAAAAAGATAAAAAGAGTTTAGGATTAGTTAAACAAAAGATTGCATCACAGGACAATGCCTTTGAAGGATCTTCTAATCCTGAGTTAGATGCGTTTGATTCTATGGATGCCCAAAAAGAAGTTAGTACTGATGTTATCACTATTAATGGAGTTAATATTGATCTTGCAGCTCTTGGTATTGGTTTCCAACCTAACTCTCAACAGTTAGAGGCTCTTCAAAAAATGGCTGATTTTATTGACAAAGACTTTTCTGAAAGTGCTGAAAATAATATTTATACGTTAATGGGTTATGCCGGAACAGGAAAATCAAGCATTACTAAAATATTACTTAACTATATAAAGCAGACAGGATTAACCGCTAACGTAACAGCACCTACTCACAGAGCTAAAAAGATTATAAAGGAATTAACTGGTAAAAAGGCAAGAACAATTCATAAAGAACTTGGACTAAAACCTGATCAAGATCTAGAAAAATTAAATCTTGCAAACTTAAAGTTTGCATTAGCTAGTAAGAATATCAAAGAAACTCCACCAGACATCTTGATAATAGATGAAGCATCATTTATAAATGATGGATTACTTGATTCAATAAAACAAATCTTAATGACGGAAAACTATAAAGTAATATTTATAGGAGATCCTGCACAGTTAAGACCTGTAGATCAAAAAACTAATTCAAAAGTATTTGATGTTGCTAATAAGTCAGAGTTAACCAAAGTAGAAAGACAACAAGAGGGTAATCCACTTGGTCCTATTTTAGATGCTATTCGTAGTAATTTATCTTCACCAGTTGATAAGTTTAAAATAGAATCCGTTCTTAATGGTAATCAAGGAGTTGTCTTTACTACAGATGCTAAAAAGTTTCTTGAACAAGCAGGTCAAGCATTCTTAAGCAAGAACTTTAAAAAGGATAGAAACTATGTAAGAGTTGTTACTTATACTAATGATAGGGTTGCTTCTATTAATGAATCCATTAGAAAAACTATGGGATATACTGAAGAGTATGTACAAGGTGAAATTTTAATGGCATATGATAGCCTAAGATCTAATTTTAAAACGGGTGATTATAATATAAGCAACTCTGCTGATTATCAGATTGTTGGTTTACCTGTAGCTAAAACCATTTCCTATGGTGAAGGATTTGAAAATATCGGTTTACAACCTATAGAGCTAGATGGATTTAATGTTATAATAGAAGACATAAACGAACCAGGAACTAAACAAGAAATATTTATTGTATCAAGAGATACTTCTCAAGAAACTTTAGAAAGAGTTGCTGAATTTGTAGATAAAGTTGCAAAAAAAGCAGCAGCAGAAAAGAAAAGTACTGGAGAAACTTATCTATGGCAAAAATATTATAAACTAAAAGATAATGTAGCCTTTACTAAAGATCTCCTTACTAAGGATGTTGATCCGACAACAGGAAAAAAAAGAGTAGTTGTTAAAAAAACTTTTGATTATGGGTATGCTCATACTATTCATAAATCACAAGGTGGAACCTATACTCATATTTTTACTGATTTTGAATCTATAAATAGTTCAGACTTACCTTCAGAAGAAAAGAATCAATTGAAATATGTTGCTTTGTCTAGGGCAACAAACATTGGTTATGTATTTAATAACAAAGCTGCTGGTGTTACTAAACCTATTAACTGGGAAATGGCTCTTGCTGAAAAGAAAGTTAAAGTAAATCCAAAGTCCGTTGCTAATGGAACAGCAACACCTGCTGAGAAAAATGAATTAGATAACTTTTTTAGTGTTTTTCAAAGTACTGTTAATGGAGTATTTACTTTTGAATGGAATAAAGCATCTGCTCAAAAATTAGTAAATGGTGAAACAATTCCACTTTATGTTCCAGTTAAAAATGCTTTATCAGAAGATAAAGTTCAACTGTTTAAAGTAAATTATCCAAAAGCATTGATTGTTTACAATGAAGCAATGAATCTTTCAGATGTAAACATATCAGGTACAAACTCTGTATACAGAGCTCTTGGTAATGCTTCCTACGGTATTAGAACTAAAATAGGTTTGAAACCTACTAGCCCTGGTAATAATAATATAAATTTATTAGATGCACTAACTGATGAAACATATGCTGAAAATGTTAAAATGATAGATGAAGATATTAATGCTATGCTTAATAAACAGGCTGAAGGATTTTCTCTTATCTTTGATGATCATGGTTATGGTCAATACATGATCGGAAAATATGATTATCCTGGAACAACAACGCAGGCAATGATTGTAGGAGATCCAAAAGCACCCGCAACTTTTGATTATCTATCACAACAATTGTTTGAAAAGTTTGGATATATTAATCCTAATTGGCTTGGAACTGAGAAGGGAAGAGCTGCTGTGCAAAAGACTCAGAGTGTATCTGATAATGAAGTTTTAGAACAAATTAAAAAATGTAGACGCAAATGATGTCATGTCCTTTACCTAGTGAGTTTGATGTATTAGTTGATTATGCTAAATCAGCAGGACTTGGAGAGCTTTCAGAATTTCAAGCAATGAAAGCTTATATTATTCATAATATGAATCTGAAGGTAGGAGAAGAACCAAAAGTTCCTACAGAACAAGAGTTCAATGATATTATGGATAGTCAGAACGTATTTGTTATGTCTTCCAATAGAAAACCCGTAATAGAAGATCTAGCTTATGGTTTTGCAGATGTAATGAATGCCTTTCCTGAATATAAAAATATATTTGACAAAGTTCCTTTTACTGCTGAAAATAAAAGTAATCTTGAAGGTAGGGCTATTATCTCAGCTTTAGCTGATAAACTAAGTACTAATCTTGGTGTACCTTATCAATTTATTACTGAAGATGAGGCTATTGAATTAACAAAGAACATCAACGGTTGGAAAGGACAACCCGGTTTTTTCTATAATGGTGTTGTTTATTTAGTTCCAGGTTTGGTTACAGCTACTTCTGTATTTCATGAGTTTGCTCACCCTTTTGTTAGAGCTATCTATATGTCTAACAGACCATTATATGATAAGCTTGTAGAGAAGTTAATGCAAACAAGTGAGGGTAAAAAAATGTTACAGGCTGCAGCTGCAGCTTATCCCAATCTTTCAATAACAGATCCTATAGTAACTGAGGAGGCTCTTGTAATGTCAATGACACAAGTTGCAAAAGGTAATCAGGATTCTGCTTTAGTGAAGTTTGTTAAAGATTTACTTTATGCTATAAAGCAATTACTTAGGAAACTCTATGGTAAAAAAGAAAAGATATCTATTGATAAATTAGATGTAAATACATCATTAGAAGAACTAGCAGATATGTTGGTTATAAAAAGTTTTGCTATTGATACTAAAGCAATAAGTAGAGAAGACGTTGCTTCTTATTTTGGTGATATTCAAGATCTTATAAATGATGTATCAAGAGTAGATGAATCTAGTATTCAATGGGGTATTGATGATCTCTTTACAAAGATGTCTGATGCTGCAAAGGTTATATCAAAAGATAAGAACTATACAGCAATGAAAGAGATTCTTAAAGATGCATTTGATAGGGAAGATATTCAAGAAATATTAAGCGGTCTTAAACCATATCAAGATGTTAATCTTTATTTGCAAAATCAGTTTACTCGTCTGCAAAAAGATATAGACTTTGCAAGAAACAAGTCTATTGCTTTTATTCAAAGTCTGCAACGATTAAACCAGATGGCTTCAAGAATGGGTGAGGCAGCTCGAGGGTTTGCAACAGATTTAAACAATAAAGACAATCTTTCTAAATTGTTTTATTACAACAATGTTGTAGGTAACTGGGAAGATTTTCTAAGAGGTTTTCAAGAGATTCTTCAAAATGAAACTAATAATAATAACTTACAAGATGATAACTCTCTTGCCGTACTTGTAGCAGAAATATTAACTAAAATAGATGGTATAAAAATTAATACCAATAAAGTATATACTGCTGGGGTAAGAGATGTAATTTTTCAAACAATAGCTCCAATGAAAGATACCATAGATAGCAGGTATAAGGAGTTAATGGAGGATCTTAAAAAAAGAAATGCACCACAGTGGATTGTAGAAACAAGACAAAAAGATTACTGGGGATTAGAAGGAGAAAACTTAAGAAACTTTCTTGCTTTAAAAACAAGAGTTGAAAACGGTGAAAAACTCCTTGGTGTAGAAAAACAAACATATGATCTGCTTAATAGGGAAAGCTTATTAAAAGGAGCATACTTAACTGAAGAGAAAATAGAACTTTTACTCAAGGGAAAACTTGGTGATGCATCAGCACTTAACTCCTTTATAGAGGGATATATGTACAATCAGGATCCAATTGTATTTGGATTTGCAACATTTGTTAAGAACTCAATGACTGATGTGTTTAATAATGCTCAAGCAAAAGGTAATTCTTTTATAAAAGATGTTAAGCCTTATCTAGAAAAAGCAGGTTATAATCAATCTAATCCTGCAGCTTTTGGGCAAAGAGCTACATTCAGAGATGTTATTGGATCTAAAGATAAAACTGGCCAGTTCGCAAAAAAAGAAATTCATGCTTTATTAAATCCATTCAAAGACTATAGATCTGAAATAGATAGAATTAATAATGAAATATCAGCAGCAAGAGAAGCTGCCCATACCTCTGGAAGTAATGAAGAACTCCTTCTTCTTAAACTTGAGAAAGAAAGATTTGAAAGAAAATTCTTTCATACTAAACACACACCGGAGTATTACAAACGATATGAAATATTTAATAAGGGAAAAGATGATATAATCGGAGCAAAGGCAGAAGCTCTTAGAGAAGATTTATTGTCAAGAATACAACAGCTTACTACAAGTATAAACATTTCAACCAGTCATGAAACTGAACAAGTTAGAGAAGAGTTAGTACAATTGTGGAGAGAATACAGAATGCTTCATTCTGATTATACAATTGATGGTTCAAAAAAAGATCCAATAGGATTGGCTATTGCACAAAGACTTAGAGAGTTTAGAGATGCAACAAGAGAACTATATGATGAAGAATTAATTCCATCTTCATTTACAAATGCTCTACGCAGGGAAGAAGATAGAATATCAAAAGAATATGGTAAGGATACTCCCGCATATCTAAGACTTAGATACTTGTGGATTCAACAAAACACAAGAATAAAAATTAAAGATTCTTTTTATAAAGACCGTCAAAAAATTCTAGATGAAATTTCTAGGATTATGGGCAAGCTCCCAAAGAACGCACAAGTAGAATTTGATATATCTAAGCTATACGAAAATTTAATTCAGCTAATGAACCCTTACAGAGATGAGGATTCACAGCCGGAAGGTACAGCAATGGATGAAGGTAGAATAGCTAAGATAAAAGAAATACAAGAGGAGATTGCTGAAAAGAAAAAAGGACTATCTAAACTTTCTGGGCTTACACAGCTTGAACATGATTTCTTATCTGAATATTTTAGAAAGATCAATGAACAAGAACCTGTAACCGCTCAAGAAAGAGCTGATGCAAATGATCTTTTAGACAAGAGAGCTGCCTTTGGTTTATCTAAAGAGGATAAAAAACTTCTTTATGAGCAGTATCAAAAGCTAGAAGAAATACAAGAATCTATACCAACTGATTATTACTTAGACTCTATTAATACAAGAATGACATCTGAGCAATTAGCAAAGATGTTAGAGTTGTATGGAAGAAAAGATATAACTATTGAAAATTCTAATGTTGTTTTAACTGAAGAGTTTTATGATAATGTTGTTTCTTTAAATCCTAGCATGAAACAATGGTATGATGACAATCATATTTTTTCTCAAAGAGTAAATGAACTTGGTGAACCATATACTAAGATAGAAAGAGTAAAAGCATGGAGTGTTACTAGACCTAAATCCCCTACTCACTTTGAAACATTTACGTTTACTAATAGCAAAGGTCAGGAAGAAACAATTCCAGGAATGCCAACCAATGCATATTATACTAGAACAGTAAAAGAAAAGTATGTAACTAAAATTGTAACTTATCAAGAGGCCTTAGAACAAGGAGATCCTACGTTAGCCAACATGAATAACAAGGGAAACTTCTTACCAAGACTTGATATAGAAGACAAAAGATTTATCAATGATAAGTTCTTTGAAGTTAAGGATAAAGATAAAGATCTTTATAATGCAATAATTGCCTTATCAAAGTGGCACCTTAAGTTTCAAGAAGGTCTCCCTAATTCATCTAAGCTTTTTCTAGATGTTCCTAGATACATGAAGTCTGGGTATGAATCAAGGATGGAATATTTTACAGCAGAGGGTAAAAAAGAAAATCCTGTGTCAAGCTGGTATAAAAGAGTTAAAGCTTTGTTTATAGGTACAGACTCTCCTGATGATTATGATCGTGGTTACAATTTTAAAAACTCACTAGAAATGATGCAGGCAGATGTATATGACGATCAGTTTGCAGGCATACCAATTACAGGAACATCTGCTCTTGATGCTATGGAAGTATCTCTTGATCTTACCCACAGCATGTTAAGATATATGATATCAGGAGAAAAGCAAAAGAAGCTAATAGAAATTAATCCTATTGCACGAGCACTTCAAACTGTTGTTAGTAATTCTGAAAAAACAAATGAAGAGATAAAAGAATTTAGCAAAAGGACTCAAAAAAATAACAGCATGATAAGCTTGCTTGCTGAAAAAGCAGGAAGCAAATCTAAGAAAAGCTCTGGTAAAGTTAGAGAAACTGCTATTAATAATTTTATTGAAAGAGAGTTTGAAGGTAGACTTCATAAAGGGGTTATTGGTCTTGGAGAAAGTGCTTGGGCTCAGAAACTTGCAGATAATATAATGAAGTTATCTGCCTTTGGTTACTTTGCTATGGATATACCATCAGCTTTAAAGAACGATTTTAGTTCCAGGATTCAAAGTCTTCAAGAAGCAGCAGCTGGTAAATACTATAATGGTATTAGTTATGCTAGAGGTACTGCATGGGCTAGTAATGTTACTTTTGAAATTAGTTTAAATCTATATAAGTTTGGACCCAAATCTTTAAACGAACAAATTGTAGATATCTTTGATGCATATCAAGGAAGGTTTGAAGAAAAGTTTCACGAAGTAGGCTCACGTTCTGTTGCAAAGGATGCTCTTGGTGGACTAAGCTGGATGACAAGCTTTAGAAAATGGAACGAATTAAACTCTGCTCTTACTGTATTTGGTTCAATGATGTATCATCAAAAAGTTGAAAGGACAGTAGATGGAGTTAAAACACAGATATCCTACATGGATGCATGGGAGGTTGTAGATGGTCAGATAAAACTTAAAGATGGTGTTGATAAAGCTTGGGACATTGGAGGTGTTAAATTCAAAGCATTTAAGAACAGGACTCAAGGTGTTACTAATAATATCAATGGTGCTTTTGCAAAGTTTGACTATGCAGAAGCAGACAGATATCTTACCTTTAGATTTATTATAGCCTTTAAACGTTGGTTCATTAGAATGTTTATGAATCGTTATCAGTTTAGAGGTAGTATAAAAGATCCTAGATTCAGATATGATGCTGCTGTTGGTGATACAGCATTAGGCTTTCACGTAGAAGGAGTAAGAGCTTTCTGGAGAAGTATAAAATCTGGAGGAGAATATCTTTCATTTCTATCAGATAGTGAAAAGGCTGCAGTATCTAAACTGTTAATGGATGCGGCATATGTAGTAATGTTTGCAATGCTTCTATCTTTAATTTTTGGATATGATGAAACCGATGAAGATAAATTCAAAAAGTTTCGTGAACGTTCAGGACCATTACCATTTCCTTTCTTAGGTGGTGAAGAAGAAGACTTCAAACTTGGAGGTTGGTTAACAAACCATGCTCTTATGATGACTCTTCAATTAAAGAATGAAACTCTTCAATGGCTACCTGTAACAGGATTTGGATTTAAAAACTATGTTGATATGTTAAAACTAGATGCTATTGCTATGAAGAATACATTCGATAACTATAAGAAGATAGGATCTGCTCTTACCATTATGGTGTTCAACGATGATACATCTAAAGCATACTTTGAACAAAGGGAAGGTCCTTATGAATGGATGCAGGAGGGTGGATCTAAAGCTCTTACTTATGTTGCTCGATCATTTGGTATCACTGGTAAATCAGTTGATCCGCCAATGGCATTAACAAACTGGGTTAAAGCTCAAAACTGGAGATAATATGAAACAAACAATTGCTTGGGACAAGATAATATTGTATATTATGGTAGGTACAATAATCTTATATGGATTAGCTCAACTTAAGTTTCCCAAACCTGATGTTGAAGTAATTGATACTACTTTTAATACTAAAGCTGTAGATAGTCTATTAAGAAAAAAAGATAGCTTAGATATTAAAGTAATTCAATTACAACATGAACTAACAATAGCTTTAAAAGATAGAGCTAATAATACTAAAAATAAAAACAATGAACAGCTTTCTGAAATTAAACGTATTCCTTCTCTTCGTAATCCTGAACGTGACAGCATTTGGACAGTACTTCTCAATGCCAAGGATAGTATACCGCACAGATACTGGGATATTCTTGAACAAGATACAAGAAGAAAAAGTAATTGAAACTTTTAAGTGGAAAGAAATATACCGAGACAATTTGGATAGCATGTATTTACAGGCTCATGATTGCATGGTATATTTTGAAGTTCTTAGTAATGACTATCGTTCTTTATCTAATCAATATGATTTACTAGCTACAGAATATGATTACTTAGTAGAAGACTGTAAGCAGAAGATTACAGATACTCACGAGAAATTAGTTCTTACTGAAGAAAAGTTTTATAAAGAAGAATCGCGCAAAAGAACTTGGAGATCAATTGCTATAACAGAAGGTGTAGTTATATTAGGAATTGTAGGTCTAGGTTTCTTGGTTTTTTAAAATCTTTTACTATAATATATTATAGTAAAAGACAATGGCAAAAAAATCATCAACAGAAAAAAATAAAAGCTATGCCCCCAAGGATACTAAAGTTAGTCGCCTTGGGGGGTTCACAGCAAAAAGAAAAACAGTAAATTAAAGAGTAGTAAGAACTAAGTTAAACCATATAACTTACAGGGTCGTTAAGATCCTTTGTATATTCGGTTTAAAGTAATTAGAACTCTTTAGAATTTTACCATCAGGCCTAAGAATAGGCTGACCGTTTTCATCAAGTTTACTCATATTAGACCTATGGATCTCTTTAAAGACTTCCTCAATCTTGTGCTGTAAACCATGTTTGATAATTGTACCTAATAGAATGTACAATTGATCACCCAATGCATCGGATATACCGACTAGGTCTTTATTAATTACAGCATCTAGATATTCAATAGACTCTTCTGTTATCAGAGTATATCTAAGGAGTCCTTCCTTATCAGAGATTAATCCAGGCTTGTTGGCATAGGTCTGACCAAAAGCCTTATGAAAATCAGAAACAAGTTCTAATTCTTTCTTCATATGCAGGGTTGATTATTTAAGCAATGGTGGATGTAAAACGAAGTGAACTCTTTTGTTCTTTTTCTAAAAGCATTGCTTTAATTATCAAGAGATACGCAATGGCATCATTTACTTTTTCTTTTACTACTGCATCACTTGATGGAACACTCTCTGATATGATATCCTTTATAGACTGGAAATGTTTTGTAGCATACTCCCAAGCTACCATCTCCGGTTTATCATGATAAGATAGTCCACTAGATGCACGTTTAAAATTTGAAAATGCATCTTCGTTTGCATATTCCCTACCTTTCTTTTCTATAAGATCTAGAATTTCTTGTAGGGTTTCTCTAGATATGTTTGCAAATTCTTTTATGTCCATAGAACAAATATAAAAAAAAGAGAGGGGTTTTCCCCTCTCTTTTCAAATCACAAATCACAAATCGGGAAGAACAAATGATTGACCATCGTCTCCTGTATCAAAGGTAGGAAAAAAATCATCAGATGCAACAACGTTGTCAAAATTTTCAACAACATTTTCTTCTACTGCCTCATGTTCAAACAAGGTTAGCTGATTAGGATCATTGATTGGTGTCTCCTGTTGTTCGTCTTCATCCTCTGGTCCAACAACGGGAGCAGGAGTATTAAAGGAAGTATTGACAACAATGTTAGATACAAAGTAGCTATGCATTTCTGCCTGTGTATAAAACCAATTCTTAGGATGAGATTCCTTAACTGCCTTAGCAACAACGTTATAGAAGTTCCAAGCATTGTTATATGCATATCCATCTATAACACTTTCTTCTTTGATAATCATATCTCGAATCATAGAAACTTGTTCTTTATTAAGAATCTGTTTCTCTAAGAATAACACACCTACATGCTGTGACATCTCTCTAATAGTAAGGTCAATTCTTTTCATATCTTCCTTGTTAGAAGAAAGAATTGAATAATAATAATCAGCCATACTCATTTGACTTTGGATCATACCAAGAGCTTCCTCTTTAGCATTACCAGTATGTTTACGAGCATAGTTTGCTACATCTCCGGCAAACATATAGTTACCTGTACTATTGATATAAGCACCGATACCACACATAAACCGCATAGACTTATCATAGGAATTGCCCCAGAAGAACATCATCTTGAGTTCTGAGTCTTTAGAGCTATTAAGCATAATGCTACCATTAGCAACGGTACCATGTGAGTTAGCTCTATACAATTCTGTTTCTGCAACAAAACCTCTGATATTTATTTCATTTGCTACATTATTCATAATTTCATTATGTCCGATTGGAGCATATCTTCCGCCATGATTAGGCAGGGGGATACTCACCAAAAATTCTTTGGTGATACCCGTTGGGATTTTTCTACTCATAATTAGAATAAACTAAGTTGAATTAAAGGTTTGGGATTGCTTATATTACCTATCTCTTTATAGATGTTTTCTAGATAATATGCCGTATTTATATCATACTCTTCCCAAGATTTATCTACATGTAAATTATACTCTGTCTGTAACCACTTGCCGGCTTCAGTCTGGATCTCTCTTCCGTCAGTAGTATTTTTCTTAATTATCTTACAACCGTGATTAGATATATAATATCTAACTATCTTTTGTAATTCTCTTTCTAGTTTTAAACCTCTGACGTTACAAGCCTCTACAAAAACCCAATCACCTTTTGCTTTAATACCACCACAATAATCCATTATATTTTTATTTTTATTTACATAATGTTCAGGTATAACATCATGTACAAAATAATAATATACTGCCTGTGGTATTACAAGAAAGCTTTTGTTCTTATGTAGTGCAAGATCTAAGAATTCAAATCTACCTTTGCACTTAGTAGAATTATAAAAGAACCGACCATTAGAACTATTAAAAACATAATGAGAAGATTCCTTAGATAGTTTTTTAAACTCTTCCTCAGAACATTCTTTTGTTTTATGAACCGCAATATAGTTATTCACATCAGCAAGAATGATTTTCTTATACTCATCATGTTCTAGTTGTAGGTTGGTTATCCTTTCCCACTCTTTACATATTTCAAAATACTTGTCTTTATAATGAGCTGGAATCATTGTTTCAAGACCATCAGTATTTTGCATAATAGGAATGCATCCAGGAATCTCTGTGCAAATCATTTCATATAGCATAGCAAGACTCAGCTGACCATTAATAGTAATCCTCATAGTAAACTCAGGATCATATAGGAAAGCATTCTTATCATTACTTAAACCATACGTTGAATTCAAAATAATTTTATAGACATAGTTCAAAGGATCCTTCTTAGGGATTTTCTTTCTCTCTTCAAAGAACCATTCATACTGATCACAGAATTCTTGTTTAGGTAGATGTGCCGGTGCCCATCTGTTTCTTATAGCAAGATTAGGATAAAAGCTAGTAACATCTGAAGTCATGATGATCATTCCATCTTTAGCTTCATAGATACCAGATTTAGCAGCACCATGCACACCACCTAAGCCAAAATCGGTCTTTACATCCTTATAGATAATAGAATGTTTAAAGCCACCCTTTGTATTATTAACATCTATAACAAGAGAACCAAATTTATCTAGTATAGATTTAAACTCAGGAGTTTTAAACTTTATATAAGGAAGTATAATATTACCAACATGAATCTTATCTCTTATAGTACGCATCTTCATGATATCCCATCTCCTTATTTTAAGCTTATTACTTAAGAATAAACTAAATAGGTCTTTAGATATCCTTGGTTCAGATGCATTTATAAGATTGATTGAATAAAGTTTAGACAGCTTTTGTCTTAAACCAATCAATTCTTTACTAAGATCATATATCTGTTTAGTAGACTTGACATCATTAATACAATACTGAACAATAGAGTCAACGTCGTTAATGGAATCAATTCGTGTACTATGATGAATTGGCATCTCCTGTATGTTGAACCAATCCATAGAATACTGAATCCATTTAAGACTAGATCTTTTGGCAGCATTATCCCAATGATTTAACTTATAAAGATCTAATTGCTTTATACCAAATACTGTATCAAGATACTCTTTGTTTGTTACATCCTCTTCACTAACAATCAATCGTTGTGCTATAAGATATAACGAATGAGCTATTTTTTCAGGCTCTACAAATTTGTAATCTTTATTACTGATTAAAGCTTTAGTTATGTGAGCATCAAATGCTAAACCATTATAAGTTATGTGCCAGTCTAGGTTTCTTTGATTTTCAAATAAAAAAGAGTTAAGCTCGGCAAGGTCATTCCTTTCTTTATGGATAACAAATACTCGTAGATCATCTGAATCTTTGTAGTGTTGAAATACAGCAACAAAGCAGTTGATCATGGTTTCATAATCCACTATCCAACAATTGACCATTTTAAAAGTTTACTCAGCAATAGAAAGAACAGAAGTAGGTTGCGGAACTACATTAAAATACTTATCATAATCAAAGCTATTAGCATTTAATGCAAAGAGATCTACAAAACTTTTGATCTCAGCCTCTACTTCAACATAATATTCCTGATAAGTTTCAATAGTTTTTCTCTCTTCTTTAAATGGTTTACCATCTTTTGAAGGAGTCTTTCTCATTTCAGGATCCCCTGCCTCATTAAGCCTTGGCATCATATGGAAAGTATTCTTTTTGTCTTTACCAATCACAGCCAATATCTTAAGGCTAGGATCATAAATACATTCTACATAGGGACAATCTACGGTTGCAGGGATCATCTTAAAGGTTTGTCCATCTTGCCAAGATGACGTAATCAAAAACATATCTTTCATAAAATAAATTTAAGGTTGCAAAGCTACTAAGAAATATCAAACAAAGAAATCTGTTTGACCTTAACTAGTAACTTTTCTTTATCTAAGTCCGGGGTAGAACACAATTCACCAACTGATCTTAACACACTCTCTTCAATACCTAACAATTCTGCATAAGACTCATAATATATCTCTGGGTTTAGATAACTGTTAATGTGATGGTATGTTGCTTTATTAGTCATAAAAAACTTTAGAACGATATTCTTTGTGGTAGAACTCATCAGTGAGTATTTGCCTGCTAGGAATATATCCCAATCTTTTTTCATAAAACTAAAATCAAAAACATACGCACCTGTGTTATCTTCTAACTCAAAGAAATTATCAAATAGCTTATGACTTGTTAGTTTAGCTCTCTCAAACATTTTGAATTCTGTGTCCTCACGTAGGTGATATGTACAAATAAATTTTTGGTCTTTGGCAGTATATACTCCATCCCACATGCAATAGCTTTCTATGGGAACTGCCTCCGATCCTTTCTTTATTTCTAATAGGGGATAAAAGAATAATCTGGACTTCTGGATATATTCTTTCTGGAGGGTTTTAATCATATTTACAATTTAACCAATCCTTTACAAAAGTCATAAGGTAATGTGTAATTACGACTATTGTAATGATAACTTACAGTATTTAGTTTTGACTCTAGTCGAGATAACCATTCTTTCATTGTATCATCAGATACTTGAAAGTAATAAACTTGTTTATATTTATCAATGACTAGAAAGCCAAATTCAATATTATCAACAGGATAATTATTTTTAACTAGAGTGTTGTAGATAGCAGCCTGTAACCAATAGTTATAGAACTCAACAGTATCTTTAAATTCAGATAATGTTTTACTGGTTGTCTTTAAATCAATAATCCTGCAACTAAAGTTATTAAAAGACAACCGATCTATTATACCTTTGATTCCAAACTCGTAATCTACTAAGTCTGAGCTAAGCTTTAATTCACTTAACTTTTGAGAATCATCATTACCTTCTAAAAGATCATATGCAGATTTATTATTTTTTATAATCTCTGCATATTCTTTTACTCGAAAGTATGTTTCTTCATCAACAAGATCTTTACCATTCTTTAACTTGAGAAAACTATAATAACTAATTGTGTCTTGGTTAATTACCTTTTCTAATCTTTGAGCATCTGTCTTTAACTTTTGATAAAAATTTACTTCTTCCATTACAGTTAAAACAGTATCTCTCTGTTCCTCTAAGGAAAGCTCAACAGAACTATTAAGCAATGAACGTTTATATACATTATCTATAACGGTTCGTATTGATCCTGAAGGTAATGTAGATGGAGTCAAAATAAACTGACTATCAAAAGCATTGTTATCTAATAGAAGGCAGTGTAACAATCTGCCCTCTATTAAATGTAGATCAGTTTTATCTTCCCATTCTTTAAGAACATAACTTTTATAAAACAAACTAGGTGCATATAAAAGTTTGTTAATACTTGAATAGCTAAAATAAAACTTATTAGAATAAAACTTTTCTTCTGCCTGATAATCAATCATCATGTTCTTCTACTTTACTAACGTATTGATCTATAAATTCTTCATAAGTCTGTGTCATCTTTACCTCAATGGTAATAGCACTTATGCTAGGATTAGGACAGTTTCTTTTGTTATCAGCTATTATATATTCTATTAGCTCATCCCATATACCTTTAGTAAGCTGTAACTTTTCAGCAAGATGTATCATAATTTCCTCGTGATCTAAATATCTTAATTCACGAACGATACCATTAAATATATCATGCATCTTTGTATTTCTAAATTTCTTATGATCCATTTTATAGCTGTAACTTTGAATAAGTTCCCAAATATAAAAATCTGACTTATCTAAATCACAGTTATATATTATCTGCATTGCTATAGCCCAATCTTCTGAAGATGAACTATCGAACATTGAGCATAATGTTTCATATGAAAAACTATCTAATGGAACTTTATCTATTGATTTAAACAAATCAATGTCATTTACAACAGGAATACCTTTAGATAAGATGTTATATAAAACTTGAGCACATTCATTTGAAATAACAGAATCATAATATTGATTACTAGTTACGGGAAAGGTAGGATAATTATACTGAAAAGTTCCCGGGCCAAACATAACATTTGTATTAGTGTCTGATATATCAGTACTCCAACGTACTCTACAATAATCTACAAAGTCTGGATTTTTATAAGAAGCACAACTATCAAAGTATTCCTGATATATATAGGATCTTCTAGCAATTTTACCAGAAGAACCTGCTCTACCTATAGTGTTTGCATTACCTATAACCACATCAGCTTTCTTAGGATTAAGAGTAATAGTTAGATCTTTTTGTTTACAAACTTCTTTTAAATCATCTGTCTTTAGAGAACTACCAGGAGTAATAAAAGCTTTCATACCTTTACTAAGAGATGAAACAGAAGCCCTCCCCGAGAGGAGAGCTTCTATTTTCTCTTTTTCTGTAACTCCTGAAAGCCTATGTACTATTTCTGCAGATCCTTCTCCTTTGATCAGGATATTAGTAGATGTTATAAAAGATAATTTACTTAATTCTGCAGTAGTAAGAAGGGGTTCAATTTTCTTTATCATTACTTAACGGCCATTTTAACAACTTCAGGATTCATCATTAGCTTGCTAAACTTAGCTTTGTTACCATTAAGAATATTCTTTACCATATGATATTTCAAATCATTAGTAAATAATTCTTCAGTAATCAAATTAGTAACTCGGTCAATAATCTTTTGAGTTACATCTGAAGTATTAGAATAATGAACAGTGTAATTAATAATCCTTGTTGCCATTACACTTGCTATGTCTGCACGATAAGCAGGCCCATGTCCAACAGATGCTTTCAAAGCACTAGATACTTTATCCCAATCAGCACCAGTAAGAACCTCCTTAGGAGTAATCATCTTATCTAGTCGATTGTTAATGAACATAGTAAACATAGTACCAAACTCTGCACCAACAGAACCTTCTGCAATAAACTGAATCATTGGAAGATTATCTTCAAACGTTTCAAAAGAACTAATGGAATTAAAGAAAGTAGTAATACTACGAGCATTAGTTTCTCTGGTTACTAACTCCGGATGCATCAATAAGAAATTAATACAACGAGAGTCTACACCATTTTGCTCAGCCCATTTTGCCCAACAGTCAATATCAAACTTTAGATTAGCTGTAATGAATCGAGTCTTTTGAGCTGTGTCAATAGACTGAACATTATAATCTCCATTATCTGGATTAGTAGTAAGAATGATGTGCCAATCTTTTGGGAGCTTCCATGAAATATATTCTTGCCTATCGATCAGATCCATACAAGCTTGTAAGAACCTAGCATCAGCCCGAGTATAGTCATCAAGAATAAGAATACCACCCTCACCTTTACCTTGTATCCATTCAGGTGCAGCATGTGTCATTCTCTTCTCTCCAGTAGGCACATATTTATTTTGCACATACATTTGTAAAATACTTTCAGGAACCCACTTGGTAATAACATTACCTGTCTCATCCTTCTTCTTAATCTCAAACTCCTTCATAGGGAAACCAGTCAAGTCACCTATCTCTTCAATCTGAGCTAGGTTTAACTTAACAACATTAAGACCAAGACCATTTCCTATTTCAAGAATAGTACTAGTCTTACCAATACCTGCCTCACCCTCTACAGCAACAGCAACAGGAATCTTTCCATTAGACTGGAGATAACGATTATTATTTACAATGTGGTTAATAAAACCTTTAAGTTCTTCTGTGTTTAAATTTACTTGTGCCATTTTGTTTTTATTAATTTAAATCAATTAAGTTTTATCTGAGGTCCGGGCAAGCTCTTATTTATTTCTCCGCGAGTTGATATTACCCAAAGCATTTTACCTCTAGGTATAACATCTGTATTACACTCACCGTCAGTAAGATATACCAAACAACTATATCTGCCTATGTTTTGATTATAATATTCTAGCACTGGATCAAAATCGGTACCACCTCTTCCGTGGATTTTACAATTATCACCTGCTTTATACTTTCCAATAAATGTGATTGTAGTATCACATTGTATAATAGTAATTTCAGAACCTGTCTTGTTAATATGATCTATTTCATTTAGAAATTCTTTTAGTTCTTTATCACTAACAGAACCACTAGTATCAATAGCAACAAGAATGTGTCTTCTTTGCTTAATCTTAAGACCTGGATTTTCTTCAAATCTTTTATTGTGTTTTCTTCTAAGCTTTTTAGTAAACACAATTTGAGAACCTCCTGCAAAACGTCTTAGATATGATTTCCAATCAAACTTAGCTGGCTCTTTTGTTCTAAGTTTTTGTATTATCTCACTGAATTCTCCGGGAATGCTACCACAAGATTTCTCTACTTGTTCCGCAATTTCTTTTAAGATATGTTCTGTTTGGCTACGAAGCAATTTCTTTTCTGCTTCACTTAAATCTTCAAAGTCTCCCCATGTACTATGGTCTGGTACAAAATCTCCGTCTTCGGTTTGGGATTTACCTTCTCCTATAGCAATAAGAATCTTCTGAAGTTTTTGACCACCCGATCCCCCGTTTTTATCTTGCTCCTGTTTAAGGATATCATAATAGGTTCTCCAACCTGCCTTCACAGGTAGATTTAATTCTGGAAACCCATCTATTGTACAACCACCTTCAGGAAGATACTCAGGATCAATATATTGATTTATCTCTAAATCCATTGCAATGTTTGCAAGGTTCTTATCCAAACTAGGATCATCATGAGAATCAAGGTGAAAGAATCCTATATGCAATCATAATGTTAGCTTACATTTTCATGTAAGATCGGACTATACCTTTACCCGTATTGGGGTAATCCATTATAGTCTCTGAACCTTTTTCTTGGCTTATAGTTTAAAAGATAGTTATCAAATATTTGTTTTTTTCTTTCTAAATAAACATTAGCATTTTTGTACATATAATTACATAAAGCTAAAGAATCATTTAGAGAAAATTTTGTAGTGTAAACACAATTATGATAAATACTTTTATTCTTAACTGGAAGTTTTTCCAATAACTGTTTAATAAATAACTCAGAACCTGAACATATTCCTGATTTTAAAACCTTCCAATCGTTTGATTTTAAGTTTGTATATATACCTACTGTTCCATCACCATCAAAGTAACCACGTATAAAATGATGAATTAGGCCATCATGTATGCGAGGAAATGTAATAGTTTTAGACTTAGTCGGTGTACAACCAAGAGTATTAAGATCATTAAACATTTGAGAACTAGTTATTTGAGCTTTCCATACATAAGTGTTATACTTTTTATGAAACTCTTTTCTAGGTTTATTAGTAGACTCAATGTCTTTCATAAAGTTTACCACCCAGTCTTCATCAGAACTTGTTAAAAAGATCTGACCAGATTTACTAGCCCTTTTGGATATATTCCCATCAGCATATAAAGCACCTAACCAGTAAGCTTTAATTTCATTATCTATATTTGAAAAGAAACTATCGTTACAGGTATACTTCATTGATGCTTCAGATAGATTACGTAGTTTTATACCCCGCCTAAGTAAAATTGCTCTTACTGTTTTTACATTACATTGTGCATGTAATGAAACTTTTTTAGCAGAAAATCCCTTAGAATAGTAATTAATTACGAGTTCTTCTTTTTCTTTTGTGGTCACAATGTGTAATTATTTATACTTCAATATACCACTTTTATTTTACATTACCAAGAAACTTGGCTGCGGATTGACCAATGTTTATCTTTTTTACTTTACCCAAGTGATTAGCTTGGCCACAAACACATTACTATGTTTATTTAGTAGATAAACCCCTAAGGTTTTTCCCGTCAGTTTAGGATATTTTACATACACATTACTGTGTAAGGAGCCCATTGAGCTCATGTTTTAACAAGCCTATCTTATGTTTATCAGGAAGACTATTCCAAAACTCAGGATTAATTAACAGTTGATAGTTAATATTATTTTTACAAACACCTGCTGTTGGAATCTTATCACCCCAAATTTTATTAAGGCTAATAAGAAACAAACCATAGAAAGGCTCTTTTAGCATAAGCTCTTTACTGGCTCTTGCTAACGTGTCATTGTTGTTATTCATACTTTAGAAATCAATTTTATTTTATAGTCCTTCAAAAAAGAAAAACCCCATTTTTCTAGATTCAATGCAATACTTTCAGCAAATCTCTCTAGAAAATAATCCATTGCCTCTTCATCTACATTGTGTGCCTTTATTTCTTCATATATCATATTATATGTTATACTTGAAGTATCAGCAATTACCATTGTTTTACAACAACTATTAATGTTATCTTTAATAGTATTTAAAAACAAAGAAGTTCTTACTGCAGGCGTTGCTTCTTTATACATCATTAGTAGATAAGGAAGATTCTTTTCTACATTTATATTCCTGATTATTTCTTCGGCAACTGTAAAGTTAGAAACATCAGTACTGGATACCATTTTAATAATCTCCTTGCAGGTATCTCTATTTAATTCAAGCTCATTGGTAATCATTAATCTTCTATCTTTTGTGTTTTCAACATCCAGATTGTAGGCTTATTAATATTATCTATCCACTCTTTAGCAGTAGGTATGTATCCGTTACAATCTTCTTTTACATGTTGTTCTCCAATATATCTTACATATACTTTCTTTCCGTCTGAATTAATTATATGTGAACCAAATACTTTCTCACATTCAAATATTCCTTCACTATGGTGACGAAACATTCTATGTATACTATGCCCAACCCAAGATTTAGTTTGATCAAACCATTCATGGATTACAGTATAGTCCTCAAGTTTTCCTCCCCATTTTTTTACAGAACTTTTAGCATGATCGTGAGGATGAGCCATTAGTCTTCAATTGTATTGTCAATAAATTCAACAAGATCTCCAGAGTCTCCAGCAGGAATTGATTTCATTTCACGTACATAACCATCAATTTCCCAGGTCATTTCTTCTAGATTTATTATAATTGTTCCATATCCGCCTTCATTGTTATACCAATCATACTCATAGTTTCTAAGAATAGTATATCCAAAATCATCAAGGCTTTTTTCTTCTTCAGCAGTTAATTCATAATCTCCACTATAAATGTCAATCGTATCTATAGCTCCACTATCTCCACTACCTGCATATTCTATATGAATAATATTAACACCTTTTTCTTTTAAAGAAATAAGAAGTGCTTTAGTATTTGTTTCAGACATTGTATTTTCTTTTTAAAAATTCTGCTATTAATAAAGCATCAACAAGACCATCGTGTGGTTTAGTTGATCTAGTACCAAACTTTAAATCTACATTTGGAAATAATCTTTGTGCAGCTACTAAAGCCATTGCCTTAGTATCTAATTTACTTGAACCAGATTTGTTTATAGTTGTTATTCCCATAAACATTTCTTTCTGCCATTGTTTTGCCGGGATCATTACATAAGGAATTGCTAAAGCTATACAAACCATTTCAATTGCTCCTGACTGATAACCCATTGAGAATGCAGTTGATTTACCAGTACCGAATATAACACCAAGCTTTTCAAAACCAATGATTGCATCTTGGTCTTTATAATCACTTATTGTTTTATACAGGCTGTGATAATCTAACTCATCTTTTATAGTCGGCATCTTTATACTTGTTACGGTACCACTAGACAATACGACTATAGATCCCTTCTTTCCAGGATCAATTCCAATAAATGTATTAGGCATAATTATTTTTTTAAGGCTTCTTTTAATAAAGGAGTCAGGGCTTCTCTTACTTTATCTAACCCTAGTTCTTTATAAGAATCAGAAAGATCCTTCATTAAGTTTAAATGAACAGAAGGTATTTGATATTCTTCATAATATCTATGCATACTTCTTATACCTGCAGTATCATTATCAAGCAAAGTACAAATCGATTTATATTTTCTTTTATATAAATCCATTATCTCTTTTCTTATTAATGTGTTCTCACTGTCAGGTGCAACAACTTCTATATTATATCTAAACTTAGATAAGCACATTGCATCTTTTAAAGAACTGCAAATAACAAGATTAGGATTTTCAAATTTAAGTTGATCAGTTCCCTGAATATAATTCCTAAACTTTAGGAACTTACAATTAAGATGCTTAGGTTGATAAATTTTATATACCTCGTTATTAGAATTAAAATAACCATATATAAAATTATTGTGAATTGTTACTGGATCCTTTGTATTATTTTCTGTAGATAAAGTAAAAGATTCTAAAGGTCTTACATTAAAATAATTTAATGTATTGGAATCTATTCCAAATGCCAACCAAAAGTTAGCATCCAAAGTATTCCAACTTCTTTTCTCATAAGTATCTAAGGTATAACTTTCACTCTTAAGTTCTTTCAAGGTATAACCATCCTTATATTTGCTAATAAAAACATTATAGTCTTTTACTATTTTCATACAGGCATCAAAATAGTTTAGACCAAATAAAAAAATCACAAGATCAATAAAGTTACCACCTTTATCTGTAGAGAAATCTTTCCAACGATACTCTCCATTCTTATAATAAATTACAAAGCTTGGATTAGTATCTTTAGAATTAAATAAAGATTTAATTTTTACACTCTGGCCTGTAAGTTTTTCTGTAAGATTACAGTAATACTCTAAAGCCCATGTTGTCGGTATTTCCGAAACATTAGATACTAATCCTTTGGTACTTATCATAGTTGTAAAAATTTAGGGGAGGAACAAATCTTCCTCCCCTTTATTTATATTCAGTTAATTACAGAACAAAATCATCTGCAATGCTTGACGTCGTTGTGATATTCTCACCAAAAGAAGTCACGGTAGAAACAGTATTCTTTTTAATATGAACTTCTGGATCAAACTTAACTACTTTACTTACGACCTCATCAACACGAGCACTCTCATATGCAACACCTGACTTAGACCATTTTGGTAAATACAAATCATAGCTGGCATATCCTGCTTTATTTGTATACTCTTTACCTGCAACACAAGCTCGGAGATACTTACCTATATATGGTTTATCAGAGTTAAACTTCTCATAGAGAGATTCAATTGTATCATGCTTTTCATCTTGAGATTCAAACCAAACAACACAATCAAGATTTTTACATAGCTGTTGCAAAGCTTTCAACATCTCTGCATCTCTAGATATCTCAACGCCTTTCTTAGTTGTGCCATCTGCAAAAGGATACTCAGACAAACGTACACGACCTACTTGTCCTGCATAACGACCTTTACTTGGATCATCTTTATCTACAAAAAATCCTTCAAAGTCATCACCCAAAGCAGGACCTTCTACATTCAAGATTACATTATATGCATCTTGTTTATATACTGGAGCTTCAAGTCTAACATCATAGATTTTAAACTCTACGTTTCCAGGGCTTAGTGTTTTAGGTACTGATGACCCACCTTCCGTTTTAATGTTCTTTGTACTAATCATTTTTCTTTAGTGTTAATCAATAAAAATTTCTGACCAATCGATTTCGATTTGTCCGTTCTCATTTATCTTTGAAACTGTAAACTCCTGATTTCTAAGATGCTCCGGCCTAGCACCACAGGTAACATCATCCTTCGTCTTAAAGGTAATAATATTTTGGTTACCTTTTCTATACAGATAACCAATTGCATCAGACTGAGATGTTGTTATACTTTTAATCTTACCCGTAAGATTAAGATCTAATGCAGAAAACTCTGCACCATTCTTCTCAAGCATAACATCTTTAACGTGACCTGAAAGAATAACTCTCGGTGCCCATTGCTTTATATAACTAATTATAGTTGTAAAAGCATCTCTTAACCAAGGATAACCTGCCCCGTTAGGCATATTCAGAATTGATCCATACTTAGGTTTACCCTCTGTTAACCAATTCTTACCCATCGGGGACTTCATATACAACTGTTCAGCAAAAGGAATACACATTTCTTCTAAGGCTGTAATCGTATCCACGGCTACATACTTATATGGAAAACCTGCTTCCTTAATTGCTTTACCTATTGCCAGGATCTCTTCTGTAGAATTCGCACTAATCTTTAATGCTTCTACATAATTAGAACCTTTCTCTAAATCTAAAATCAAACAATCAGGCAATGCCGAAAACAAAGTTGTTTTACCAACCTTTGGCTTGCTGAAGATAATCAGATTGTTAGGACTAGAGCTAACAGGCTTGATTTTACTAGTAGGCAATACAATATCCATCTTATTTATTTATAATGTCATTCAACCATTTCTTTCTGCTTACCGGTTTTATTAAAAATATAGCTGCCAAATCCCTTAAAGTTATTTGATCTAATGGACAATCCATATCTGGATCCATTATCTCATCAAACTTTTCAAAAGAAATAATCTCTGGTGAACTTGATTTAATAACAGGCTTGGGAACAATAGTAAGTTCTTCAACAGGTACAAGATATCTAAAGTCTGTACTGTTCTCTATCTCTACTGTTTCATATTCTTCCTGCCAATACTCATTAAACCTCCACTTATACAGAGTTCTATTTGGATCTTCAGGTACAAGATCTTTGTTTGTAAACTCAGTATATATATCCTGTCCTTTCTTTAATTGACTAGGAAAGAAACTAATATACTTTGAATCTTTACCTGTTGGTTTGTAAGCCATTGATCCAACAAACAAAGGATCAGTTATCCCATGTCTTTCAAATGTAGCAAGATGATAATCTTTAAGTTCTTGGAGCTTTGCTTTTTTATCTTCCGGTTTATTTTTTGTACTTATAGCCATTAGATTGTATTTATTCTTTTATCGTGTTTAGGTGGTGTAGGTATTTCTACTATGGTCATTCTTTCAAAGTCACCTTTAAAGAAACTCATTCTAGTATCACCGTTCCTACATTTCAGGAAGTGCATTACCATAACAGTCTCATCATGAATGATATACTTATCAGGACCATAGTATCTTATCTTAAAGTAACCAGGTCTGTTTAAACCAACAACAACATCAGCATGTTGCAACAAAGCATCTGCACCCATTAAATCTGAAGTAAGAATATAGTTTCCAGCTCTACCATCTTCATTTCTTTCTGGGTTATCAATGTTTCTATTCAGCTGACTAAGAATAATAAAAGCTATTGGATACCTTCTTTTAAGTCTAGTAAGCATTTCAGCAAACTCATATAACATGTCTTGCTTGCTTTGACCAGGTCTAACTTTAATTAGATAGGAGTGATCTAAAGTTATAATTGTATTAGTATATCTTGGGGTAGATAGCTCATGATTAATGTGCTCCTCCATATACATAACGATTATTTTTTCAATCTCTTCTACCATCATTGGTGTTTCTACAACATCAATTGGATATTTGATTCGTGCTTTAGCATATTCATAACAGGCTTTCAAAGTATCATCATCTAGTTCAGATGACGCACTGCACAAATCTTTATAAGACCTATGTACTATACTTGAGAATTCACGCAAAGCCGTAACTCGGGCAAGCATTTCAAACTGAAACTCAAGTATCCTAAAGTCTTCTCCTTTGTTTAAAACAAAAGCATTATTGACTATGTTATCTTTTAACAAGGTCTTTCCTGCACCGGAACGACCACCAATAACTGTCAAAGTATTCCATTCAATGCCGTTAGTAGCTGCATCATTGAATTTAGGCCAAGGTGTTTTTATACTTTTTATAACTCCATCCTTTCTGCCTTTCATGTATTCAAGAGCTTGGACAAAACCATCCTTCTGCCCTTTCCAAGGCCTTGAAATTTCTGACATAAATAATTGAAAATTAAAAGATTACGATACGATCTTTCCCCTCATCCTATCCCCTGTAAATTTATAAATTTTAGACGTAATTCCAAATAAAAAATCTAGAAAAATACAATCAAGAATTGTAAAATTTGGGATAAAAAATTGAATGATTGTCCATATCATTAGTAGCTTTACAATGTATAGAATAAACATTATAACTACTGATTGTCTTATACTCATACTACTTTTTCTTCAATATGATTATCATTAGCCAAGTCATCCCCACTGTTAACCAGATCACAATAACTTGCTAAGTCTGACTCTTTAGTTTTATCGGGATTAGTTTTTCCTATAAAGTAGTGAGCATTCCTCATAAATTTAAAACCATTCTGTTCAAAACTATCTACATAGTATGTAGTAGCTTTTAGAATAACATCCCAAGAGTAATCATAGTTTTCAAAGAACCATTTAAAAGCTTTTATTACATCTTTTTTATTTGCTCTTGCGGACTTACCACTAGGTAACTTACCTCTTGGAAACAAGTTAAGATACTCATCTATTTTAGTTTCTAAAACAGAACTAACTAGAATAGGTTTCTGACTTGTCTTCATGTTAAAAGTCTCAATAGCTTTCTGTAATATAGCGGCACCTTTGTCTGTTATTACATACTCTTTTGTAATGCATTCTGTGTTGATTAAGTTTCTTAACTCAGTGTGTGAGTTAGTTATAACCGGTCTACATTTTTCGTGGATACACCATAGGACGTAGAAAGAGTTGGGAGTAATCTCTTCTTGTTCTAAGTAGTTAAAAAAATTAATCATTATTATAAGTTTTGATTTCTGTGCCGAAGATATAAACTTAATTCCTTAATCCAATACTTAAGATATCAGACAGACTGTGCATTAGCTTCCTTGTATTCAGCATCAAGTTGCTTGCAATAGTCTAGAACAATTTCATAATCTCTTACATATCCAGGATAAACACTTAACCAGACATCTGACTTCTTAATGTTATACATAGGAGTAGTATGATTATAAACATTAAAAATATCTCCTATTTCTGCGTACGAATAGTCAAGAACTTTTTTTATAACAGCTTGAGCACACGTTCTTGCTTTTATAATCTTATGCATTCTTGATTTACCCAAGATGTCTTCTCGTGTAAGATTAAAAACATCTGCTACAACATTTATAATTTCATCCGGAGTTAAGTTCTTTTTATTTATTCCTGCCTTACGACGGAATGCCATTTGCTTAGTATTCTCTAATCCTGGATATACATAAACGTTGTAAACAGTTTTACTTTTACCATGAAATTTTGGAGCCTTTGGCATTGTTCAAGTAATTATTTATTTTGTTCCACATGTCTTCACAATTCCACTCTGCCTCATTGTTATAAGCAGCACTGGCAGGATGTGTAAGATGTATCTTAAAATTATTAGATGGTATAAGATCCGATAACTCAGCAGCTGTCTTTCCTAAAAATACATATACTAAGTCTGGTTTATTCCAAACAAGATAGTCTAATACACTAACTATAAACGGTCTCCATAATAACTTATGTGAACCTGGTTTGTTTATAGTAGTAGTTAAAGAACTATTAAGCATTAACACTCCTTGCTTAGACCATCGAGATAAATCAGGGTCCGTACATATAATACCGGTTGTTTTCTCAATTGATTTAAATATATATTCTAAAGACTTTTCTATTCTTCCTGTAAGGCTACAAGAAAAAGCTATACCATCTGCAGTATCTATCTGAAAATAAGGATCTTGACCGATAATAACTATCGACAAATCATTATAAGGACAGGTCTCAAATGCTCTAAATAAATACTTAATCTTAGGAGTAAATCGTTTACCATTTTGTGATTCTTTTAATAGTTGTAACAAAACATTATCAAAGTCAGAAGACATAACAGTATTAACCAATGCTGGTCCCCATCCTGAATCTTTTACATTTGAATAAAGTTGTTCTTTTATTTCTTGCAAATTGATTGTTTTCATATTAACTTTACTAAAAAGTTTTACATGTCAGAGAATACAGAAAAAAAAATAACCGAAGTAGATGTATACAAAGAGGGAGTAATAATAGATATTAAACTCCCAGTTGCATTTGTAACTAGGTTTAACCAACTTCTGCTAGAAGGTATTCCATTTAAAGATGTAGAACATGTTGCAGAAGTAATGGGAAAAGTAGCTAAAGGAGATCAAGATGATCCCTTTGCATACCATGTTACTACTCTTATTTCTTTTCTATCTCTTGTAGAAGATGCAGCAAAAGAACAAGGACATCTTAAAAAGATTAAGATAAATTCAGAAGGTAATATTGAGGAAGAACCTGCTGATTCAAAAGAATCAGTGTAAGTTAAATCCTACCATATCTCCTATCTCTATTGCTGCTTGAATAGCTAAGCTTAGCTCATCTTTAGAACATTCTCCAAATGATTTACAAGATTGCTCTAAGCATAGTCCTGCTCTGAGCTTTACTTGCAATTTCATATCTTCAAATGTTTCACCAGTATAGGAAGCAAGTTCCCGTATACACTTGTGAAGCTTAGATAGTTGAGCATAAGAGCCACCTACACTAATTGTTTCGTAGGTAGCATGTATCTCTTGCCCTTCCTCTAAGCTTCGTATAAAAAGATCTAGTTTAGTTCTTGATAGATCCGTTGTTATTACCAGATCCTTCCCCCTCCTTACTAGTTTTATTGTTACCGGTAGCTGATCTGCCATTTGATTTTTTAGTTTGTCTACGTTGCTGTACTACTTTATCAATATCAACATCAGAACCTTTAATGTTTATAGTAACATCGTCTGATGCTTTTTCTAACAACTCTTTGTTAGTTTCCTGCAAAGATTTAATTGTCTTATGTGCTGACTCAACTTTAATTTGAAGAATAGAAATCTCATTGTTTCTTTCATTCAAAGCTTTGAATTGGGCATCTAGTTTTTGGTCAAGATGCTTTATCTCATTCTTTAGTTTTTTATTTCTATTCCGAAGAACAATAGCCACAACAATAAATACAATTGTTAAGGATACAGAATAAGCAGAAACAAAAGCAGTAAGGGTTTCCATAGGGTTTAATTTTTTTCTTTATAAGTTTCTATAAGGTTTAACACTATAGCAAAGATAAGAATTCCAATTACAATTCCATAATTCCAAGCCGGAAAATATCTTTCTTCTATAAAAGAATAGACAACAACCAGCAGTGCAATCATCATAATGTATACATGAGATCTTATCATATCACTATAATATCATTTAATCTATATCAAACTCGTTTATAATTGGCAATAGCAAGATGTGATTTTCATAATGAAAGTAAAATTAACAAATCATTTGCAGTCACCGTTCCGTCACCATCGTAATCAAACCCAGTCGAATCTCTGTAATACCATTCATCAACTTCGGGAAAGAATACCCATCCTGCATCGATTATAGAGCAGCCATCATTGCACTCCGGGAAATCATAAAATGACCATATCACCCATACACATTCTGTCCTGGAGAAGATTGCTCCGGTTGGGTGAACTCCAGTTAACTTAACTTGGAATGCTCCTTCACAACCCTGCCAATTCCTAAGAGTATCAAGAGGTAGATTAATTCCCTCCCACTCCACTCCTTGAGTTTCCCATTTCCAAGTGAATAGCCCGTCATCGGGAGTGGTGTGATTGGTGAACTTAAAAGTGGTAAATTGACCATGTGGTTGGAAGAACGACGGCCAAGCCGGTTGAGCATCGGGATAAGATGTTCCGAACACAGAGAGGAAGGATAGGAGTAGTTCAATGTTCATATTGTTAGCACAATAATGGTGATAGATATGCCGAAGTCAGGGTTAGCAGCGATATGACTGCGGATAGGGAGGGTGTTTTCATCTTTAGCGATTAGTTATGCGTAATTTTCAAACCACTCCTCGAATGATTCAAATTTAGCACACCTTGTTGTCTGTTC